CGCTCCTTACCCAGCTGTCCCCCGCCCAGATTGATTTCTTCCTTGCATACGCCGGGCCCTACACAGCCACCTCTGCAGACAAGCATGAGACTGGAGGCCGCACCAGACCAATCATTGCCGGCCCCACCTCACTGCTACTCAGAGACTCGGCCATTGCCGATCCACTTGAATCTCTGGTCTTTAACCCCTACTCCCTCCTGTACGCCGACCTCACTCAAAGAATAAGGCATACCCATGATACCATACTAGCTGCCAAGAGCAAGGCCTTTAACCCAACTGATCTGAAGAGCTGCGAAGCCCAGCAGAACCAGTTTAACATCCAGGCTTCTATGGCCCTCTTCTCATCCCTCGCTCAAAACGCCTTCCCCCAAGCGATGGACAGAGACGCTCTTGTTCAAGCAATCGCCCAAACGTACAAAGTCGGAATAATCAGTGCCCATGGGCAACACTTCCTCGCTATCAACGGAAACCCATCAGGCATTCGCTTAACTCAATTCTTTAATACGACTTACAACGTGACTACCCAAATCATGGCCAACAACTACTTGCGATCCATCGGACTCCCCCCATCCCAGGGCAACATTGGTGTTGGAGATGATGCTGACTCCCACAATGACCACATCATCCCCATCATCGCTACCAAGCTCTTTTACCAGATGACTGGAACGAAGATCTCCATAAAGAACGACTACATTGCCGTTTACTCAACCGAGTTTCTTCGGTACGTCTTCAATTCCTCCGGTAAATTCGGTTACCCCCTCAGGATTCTCCGGTCTCTGATATTCGCAAACCCGTATGCAACCTCTGACTTTCTCACCTTCGAGCAGGAACTCGAGGCAAGAGTGTCGACATACATAACTTATGCCTCACGCACCCTGATCTCCTTTCCCTACGTCGACCTATACTACGAGGTCCGACAGCTATACACCTCCAAAGGGATTTCAGCAATAACCATCGACGAGGCCTTTTCCCTCGTCCATACTCCTCGCTACCGCGGTGGCCTCGGCGTCCTCCCCTTTAAGCCAGACCACCACCACTTCCGCTACGTCAACCCACCCGTTCTCCATGTCAAATACACTAGCCCACCAGAGGTGCAGATGCAGACCCCTCCCGTCTACGCCCCGGCACTCTCTAGGGTTTCGAAAACGCTTGGGTATACATACACCCCCTCCAAGGCCTACCTCTCCAACCTCCTTCTCGACTATCGGCCCAAGATCACCAAGGTCAGGTCTTTTGTGACCGAACCCGCCGACACTCGACCCCTCCCCTCTTGGCTCACCAAATCAGTCACCCCCTCACTGATTTCTAACGGCCTCAGAGGAGAAGCCGTACGCCTTAGACCCTACGACCTCCCACGCTCCGAGTTTATGTCACTCCCCTTCTACTCCGACATTGTTGACTCAGCACGGAGACACAAAGTCCTCCACCGCCTTTACATCGGCTCGGAGGCATACGACAAAGCCTTTGCTAGGCTAGACCGGAAGTCACTCACCACCCTCCTGACGAAGGGCATCCCCACTGCCTCAGTCACGACCCCCCACATTAACGACGATGTGATGTCCTGCATCACGACATCTATCCAGAACACTGTGCTCAGTGAACTTCTCAGGTCTCCAGCCCTTCCGCAGAGGAGATTTTTCCAACGCCTCAACGCTTTCGTTGAGGACTACGTCAACTTACACCTTCCCTATGTATACAATGAAAAACCACTCTTCCTCGGTCACTAAGTGGAAAAAATGTGCTCTTGCACCACGGTTCTGGCAGAC